GCCAGCCTGCGGCGTAAGCAGTATGAGATTGCGATAGCAGGAAATCCCACGATGCTGATCTGGTTGGGCAAGCAGTTCCTTGGGCAAAGCGATAAGAACGAGTTGAGTGGGAAAGACGGCGGTCCTATCCAAGCAGCGATCACAGTGGAGTTTGTGAAGGCCAAGCCCAGCGAGTCTAAGTGAGCATCGAAGCGGTAAAAGCCCAGTTCCCCGAAAAACTGGCCCCACTCTTTGAGCCACACCCTTATAAATGTCTTTATGGTGGCCGCGATGGCTGCAAGTCGTGGGCGATTGCTCGAGCGCTGCTGATTCTCGGAACAATGAAGCCTCTGCGTGTCCTTTGCGCACGCGAGACGATGGACTCGATTCGGGAGTCGGTGCATCAGCTGCTCAGTGACCAGATTGTCTTACTGGGTCTAGAGCGTTTTTACCAGATACTGCAGAGCGAGTTCAGAGGCGCTAATGGCACCGAGTTTGTATTCGCGGGTCTGAGACGCCAGACGGTATCTTCGATCAAGAGTTATGAGGCTATCGACATTTGCTGGGTGGAGGAGGCGTCAGTCGTTAGCCGGCGCAGTCTGACGATCCTACTACCTACCATCCGCAAGCCTGGGTCAGAGATATGGTTCTCCCTCAACCCAGACCTCGAGACTGATCCCGTGTATCAGGATTTCATCATCAATCCGCCACCTGGGGCGTTTGTCTGCAAGACCTCGTTCCACGACAACAATTGGCTATCGGTTGAGTCCCAGCAGAAGATTGACACGATGAGGGAACGCGACCCCGATAATTACCATCATGTTTATGAGGGCGGAACGCGGTCCACAGTTGAGGGCGCGATTTATAAGGCAGAGATCCAAGCGGCAGAGAAGACCGGCCGTATCCGGGCTGTGCCGTTTGATCCAATGATGCCCGTCGACACCTTCTGGGATCTGGGCTATGCGGACAGAGTATCCATCTGGGCCGCGCAGAGGACGCCATTTGAGATAAAGATCCTGCGCTACTTCGAGGGTGACCATCAGGCAATCGATTACTACCTCCGCGAGATGCAGGGGTGGGGTTATGTGTTTGGTACATGCTTCCTGCCGTGGGACGGCGGAACGATCAGCTTGGGAACGGGCCGCTCGATTGAGGAGATCATGCGTTCAAAGGGGTTCAAGACTCGAGTTCTGCGTCAGTTGAGCATCGCAGATGGCATCAATGCGACAAGAACTATATTCCCACAACTCTATTTCGATGCTAGTCTGTGTGCGGATGGGCTACAGTATCTCAGGCGCTATCAGTGGGGTCCAACTACAAACCTGGGCGTAGCAAGGCGGGAACCACTGCATGATGACGCCTCACATCCTGCCGATGCACTCCGGACGTTGGCGGTAGGCATCAGAGATCCAGAACGGAAGAAGGAAGAGAACAAGCGGCCACCGCAACGCGGATCGGCATGGTCATGATTGGCGGACTATTTGGAGGCACACGGCGATGAAACTCAAAGCAGCAACCCGCAACGCGCTACCAACCAGCAAGTTTGCTGGTCCTGGGCGATCCTACCCCGTTCCCGATAAAAGCCACGCAGCCAACGCAAAGGCACGCGCTACCCAGATGGTTAGCAAGGGCAAACTCAGCCCCGCCATGGCCACGCGCATCCGCAAGAAGGCGAATGCAGTGCTTGGCAGCAGCGGTTCATCGGCGGCAGACTGATGGATGAGCGCCGTGCAGTCGAGAATTTCTGCATCGTCTGCCCTCTCAAGGATATTGAGGACGCGGACATGCTGGCGTTTATGGCAACGCTGATTCAGGATCATGACCATTTGCGCGAGAAGTTGCTGACAGAGCCTGACAGACGCAAGCGCCGCGGCAAGCTGGATGCCATGCGGCCATACCTGAATTTTAATGCGCTTCCCTGCGAGGATTACGAGATGGCTGAAGTCGCGCGTTCATGTGGCGTGCAGCCAATCTATCGTGAGCAGGAAGAGGTCGGGCGTATACTGATGCCGGAGAGCCGGATACACGAGGTGAACTGATGTTATCGGTTGATCTGGCGATAATTGTGATGTGTGTATGCAGCTTCACCGCCGGATATTGTTGCTGCATGCTCATCAGGCGCACACGGCGCGATAAGCGTGGGAGGTTTACATGCCGTATACAGAAGTGATGGGCAAGTGGAAGGCCGGCGACCTCCATAGCGGCTCGAAGTCTGGCCCGGAAGTAAAAGGACAGAAGCAGGCTGTTGCCATCATGCTCAGTGAGAAGAAGGCAGCGACCAAGGGAAAGACTGAATACAAAGGGGAAGCCCACTCCTACGATGCCAACCGTCCCACGCGCAAAGTTGTGTCGAGGTATAGCAAGTGAGTGATTCAGAGCCGGTTCGCAAGGAACCCTCGGGCGCTGATGAAGAACTGCTCAAAGATATACGGGAGGACTATACCTATTTCCGCGACTTCTGGCGCGAGAATCATGACGAAGCTAAGATTGACATGCGATTCATCTCTGGCGACCCGTGGGAATCAAAAGACAGAATGGAGCGCGAGGATAATGGTCGCCCCGTTCTGTCCCCCGACGAACTGAGCCAGTACCAGAACGCCACTATCAACAATCTGCGGCAGAACAAGCGAGCGATCAAAGTCAACCCGCTTGGGTCTGGTGCCACCGACAAGGATGCAGAGCATCGCGCATCCATCATTCGCGGGATTGAGTATAAATCTAATGCTCAGAGCGCCTATACAAATGCCTTCGAGAATGAGATCAACTGCGGATTTGGGTTCTTCCGTGTAACGACCAAAATCATCAAAGGCGGAGATGGTGACGTAGAGCCGCGTATCAAGCAGATTGACAATCCTCTGTCAGTGTTGCTTGACCCCAACTCACGGGAAGCCGATTTCTCCGACATGAAGCGGTGCTTTGTGATGGACGTCATGCGCAAACGTGACTTCGAGAAGAAATATCCCAAAGCGCAGAAGCGCAGTTTCTCCGCAGAGGATATGACCACGGCGCCTGATTGGTTCCAGGCGGAGAACATCCTGGTCGCGGAATACTGGCGCATCGATGACTATGACGAAGACGGCAACGGGGGCAAGGTAACGCAGTACATCACCAATGGGCTTGAGATTCTGGAGACGAATCCATGGCCGGGTTCGTGGGTTCCGATTATCTCTGCGATGGGCAAGAAGGTTTACAAGCCTGTTGGCAGTCAGATGAAGCTGTTCTATTACTCGCAGATCAGGATGGCGCGCGGACCCCAGATGATGCTGGCGTACATCGCCTCGCAAGAGGCTGAAGAGTTCGGGATGTCTCCACGTGCCCCTCTGATTGGCTATGTTGGGCAATTTGAGACTGATGCAGATGCATTTGCTACGCTAAATAAAGTCCCACGCAATATGGTGCAAATTGATCCGATGGTAGATGGGGCAACTGGGCAGGTTCTGCCCCTCCCTACCCGCCTTCCCTTCACTCCTAATGCCCAAGCCTACGAGATCAGTAAGGAAAGCTGGCGGCGGTCGGTGCAGGCGTCGATGGGAATCACTCCATTGCCCACGGCTGCACAGCGGCAGAACGAGAAGTCCGGCGTGGCGCTCGACAAGATTCAGTCACAGCAGGCAGTTGGCTCATTCCATTTCACGGACAACTTCGATCGCGCAATTGAGAACGCTGGCCGGCAGTTGAATGAGTTGATTACACTGGTTATGGACACCCCCCGGCAGGTGGGAGTGCGGCAACCGGATGAATCACACGACCGCTTGCATGTTGTGCCTCAAGGCTCTCCGATGCCGCAACCGGATCCGGGGCAGCAACCCGTTAGCCCTGACGATGTATTTGATCCCACCAAGGGCGACTTTGACGTGACAATCTCCACCGGCATGAGCTATCAGAGCCAGCGGGAAGAGGCGAGCGCGTTTGTCGATACGCTGATTGGGGAGATGGGGAACCTTCCCATTCCAGCCGCCGCGAAGGCGACCCTACTGGCGAGGGCAATCAGTCTCAAGGATATTGGTCCGATTGGGGATGAGATGGCAAAGATCATCGATCCGCAGGGCGATGGCGAGCCGGTCCCACCACAAGCCCAGCAGATGATCGCGCAACTCAAGGAACAGTTGCAGGCTATCAATGCGGCGGCGCAGCAATACGAGGGCCAGATTCAGCAGATGACGGCAGAGAAGAATGCTAAGGTAGTCGAGCAGCAAGGCAAGCTCGCACAGATTGCGGCGCAGTCTCAGGCCGATATGGCGCTTGAGGACAAGAAGCTCCTCGCTCAGATCACTATTGCTGAAATCAACACGAAGGCGCAGAATGAGGCAGATAGGGAAGAGGACCGCCGAGACCTGGAGGCCCAATTGCATCAGTCTGCACATGAGGTAGCAATGTCGGCGCAGGGGGCACAGCAGGCACAGGTGGCGTCCGCACAGCAGGCAGGGCAGCAACAGGACGCACAGGCGCAACAAGCCGACGCTACGAGCGCACAGAGCGCACAGGATTCGCAGCAACAGCAAGACGCTGCAGAGGCTCAGCAAACCGCTAGTCCAGCGTAAGGACAGGAGTAACAAATGGCAGAAGCGACGGCAGTACTGGAATCGTCACCCGAAGTTCCGGTTATGGATGTAAGTCGCGGCCCGCTGGTCGACATTACTAGCGACGAACGCGCAGAGTTTCGCAAGACGGGCGAATTGCCCAAGCCACAAGCCCCGCCGAAGACAATCGAGGAAGCGGCATCCTCATCCGACGCCGAGCCGAAAGGCGAAGCTGAAACAGCAGGCGAATCGGAACCGCCAAAGCAGCAGGAGCATATCGAACGCAAGCCCAAGCAGACAGCGGCAGAACGCATTGCCGAACTGAAAGCGACCATCGCAAAGATTGAAAAGGGCGCAGGAATCAAGACGGAGGCGGAATCGTCACCCGCAAAGCCCGAACCAAAGCAGGAGACTGTAGCGCCGGAACCGCAATATACGCGCCCCAAGCCCAAGCCAGAAGGGAACGGACCCGATGGAAAGCCTTATGCAACCTATGAGGACTATATCGAGGATCTGACCGACTGGAAGGGCGAACAACGCGAGGCGAAGAACCAGCGGGAATCAGCGCAACAGACTCAGGCAAAGGAATTCAATGCGAAGGTGGAGGAAGCTCGCACTCGATATGAAAACTTCGATGAAGTGGTGCAGCCTACCGCTACTGCAATTAACACGGATGCCGGGATTCCTCAGGTAATCAAAACCTTCATGAGCGAATCTGACCATTTGCCGGATATTCTCTTTACCCTTGGAAGCGAGCCAGCAGAACTTGCGAAGTTCGTCAAGATGGCGAAGGAAACACCCGGCAAAGCACTCCGCTACATCGCATTGACGGAAAGCCTCATTGCTGAAGAACTGGCTGGCAAAACTGCCAAGTCAGCCGAAGAAACTCCTGCCAAACCGAAAACCCAGGCACCGAAACCACCTTCAGAGGCTGGCGGCAGAGCCGCTGCACCTCCTGATGCGTTGGAATCGGCTGCCAAGGCGAATGACTTCCGCAGTTTCAAGGCAGAAGCCACGCGCCGACAACTGGCTAAGCTGAAGAGCTAGCTGGAAGGGTTTCAAAATGGCAAATCAATTCCTCGATACCAACTGGGTTTCGATGAAGATTCTGTGGATCTTGCAGAATGCTCTCGAAATCGCCAGCGTTTTCAACACAGAATGGGAGTCGGAATTCGGGAAGTCCTTCCCTGTCGGATCGTCCGTACAGGTGAAGCTCCCGCAGCGTTGGCTTGTGACCAATGGCCTCGGCTATCAGCCGCAGGGCATTGCACGTCTGGCCACCACCATTAACCTCGATCAGGTCTTCGGCATCCATTTTGAATGGGATTCCTACGAGCGCCTGGTCAAGATGGAGCGTTCACAGGAAGAGTTGGAAGAAAACTACTTGAAGCCTGCCGCTGTCCAGTTGGCCCAAGAGTGCGATTCCCGCGCTGCCAAGTTCGCTTATCAGAACGCATCCGGCGTTGTCGGCGTGCTCGGCACCAACTCCACCACGATTGACTTCGCGGCGGCCGCAGACGAATACCTGTATGAGAAGGCTTGCCCGAAGGGAATCAGGCATCTCATCGTGTCTCCGTCGCAGATGCGCAGCTACGTCGTGCCAAATGTGACGCAGTTCAACCCGGCACCTGAAATCTCCCGCATGTTCCGCACCGGCGTTCTCGGTACGGCAGTAGGCTGGGAGTGGTACCGCTCGAACTCGCTGTATAAGCACACAGCGGGCACGGCGGCAACGGGTGGCGTGACCATCACTGGAGCAAACCAGTCTGGTAACGTCCTCAGTGTCACTGGAACCAGCACGCAGACCATCAAGCAGGGGGATAAGTTCTCAATCCTCAACGTGAATGGAGTCAACCCAAGCACTCGCCGCGCGATTACCTCGGTTCAGACCTTTACGGTTCTGACCGATGCGACGCTGACGGGTGGGACTGACACCATCAACATCTCCCCAGCGATCTATGGCCCCGGTTCGCAGTATCAGAACGTGGATGCATTGCCCGCAGATACGGCAGCTTTCACCTTCTGGCCCGGTACCACTTCACCCAGTGGGAAGTCCGGTGTTGTTGGCCTTGGCATGTCGAAGTTTGCTTTCGCCATGTCGGGTGGCAAGCTGGAAGTTCCGAAGGCTGTGGAACGCGCAGAGCAGACCGAAGACCCGGACACGGGTATCGCGGTTCGCTTCGTCCGTGCATGGGATCAGCGTGAGTCGAAGATGACGAATCGCTTTGACATGTGCTTGGGTTTTGGCAACCTCTACAATGACCAAGGTGCTGTTGCTCTAGCTGGTGCATAGACTTACGCCATACCTGCATTGACTATGATATAGTGCAGGAATGGCTAAACAATTAGAACTTGTCGGCAAGAAATTCGGACGTCTGACCGTTAGAAGTAAGACAGAGAATCGTAATTCTAGCGGAAACCTAATCTGGGATTGCCAATGCGAATGCGGCAATTCGGTTCTTGTTCCGGGGGCTTCTCTACAGAACGGAAATACGAGTTCATGTGGATGCCTGAAGAGAGAGAACTTCACAAATCGCAAACATGGGTTATCGTATGATCCGCTTTATGGAATTTGGACTGCGATGCCGAGCTTTTTACGATTGGTCTATGCAGAACGGCTACAAACGCATTCTTGGAAAAGGCAGGTTGACCATCGACCGGCGAAACAATGACGAGGGCTACAGCCCAAATAATTGCCGCTGGACAACTTATTCAGTTCAGAATAGCAATCGAAGGAGACTTTAATCATGGCCACTGGTGGACCGAATCAGACAGCAACTCCCTTTCCCGTCGTTGATTTTATGCCCACGAAGCAGTATCCGAGTTTCTCGGGGCCGATCAACGAAAAACTCACCATCACTCCCTACCTCGGGACTACAACCGCACTGACCGCTGCTGTTGTTTTGGGTGGATTCATCACCTCAAGCAATGCGGCGGCTCAGACTTTGACGCTTCCGACTGCGGCTTTGCTTGTTCCGCAAATCGAAGGCGCTGAAGTAGGGACTGCGATCCGTCTCATCGTCAATTCAGTTGGCGCTGGCACGGCTACGGTCGCTGCTGGAACTGGCGGAACCTTCGCCGGGACCGCAACCGTCGCAGCGGGTAGCCTCAAGCAGATCCTGTTGGTTGTAACGGCGCTGGACCCACCGGCATACACCGTGTACAGCCTTGGAAGCACTGTCTACTAACCCATGGGGGCGCTCGCAATAGGCCCCCAGATTTCCCGGAGAATCTATGCCATTTGAAATCGATCAAGAGGCCCTCGACAGCCCCAGTCTGAAGATTCTGGATATCAACAAACCGCCTGTGAAGTCTATTCCCTACGAGGCTTATCCGAAGATGGTTTACCTACACCCAAAGGATAAGTCCAAGGAGCATCGCGGCAAGGTAGTACGGGACGCCGACGAACTTGAGGCTGCAGTGGCGCAGGGCTACAAACTCAAGCCGCATATCCCCGTAGGGGTCACTGAGGACTTGAGTGAGCATTTCGAGGCAGAGCCAGAGAAGCGCGGCCCGGGGCGTCCAAGGTCAAACGAGGCTGCGTAATGTTGCAGAAGGTCTACTATCCGCGTGAGGGGCAAGAGCCCAAGGAACTGACCCCCAGCAGTCAGAAGGAACTCGATGCGCTGATTCGCATCGGATGGAAACTAAAAGGAGATCTCAATGTACCCTCAAAGGCTGTACCGAACTCCGGGACCTGATTCCGTCGTTGCGAACTCGGACGCGGAACGTGAATCGGCAATCAATAGCGGCTATGTGCCAGAAGCTCCGGCCAAGGAAGAATATCCGAAGATGGTTTACCTCCATCCCAAGGATAAGACGCAGGAGCACAAGTTCGCCGTCGTCAACAATCCCGTGGAGCGCGCTGCGGCTGAGAAGAATGGCTATCAGGCTAAGCCGCATGTGCCGGTGACGCCAGAAGACACCGCATACGAAGGAAGTGGAAGCGAACGCTGGGGATCGGGCGACTGGACCCAGACATCGGGCGTTGGACTGACATCGGACACCAGCCCGAGACCGGTTCCGACACAGGCTGAAGCCGATGCGGTAGCGCAGAAGGCATCTGCGGACATGGCCGCGCGGAGCGCGGAACTTGTCTCGGAGGGGAAGCCGGGAGTGAACGAATTCCCTACCAATCCTTTGGTGGCCACAGTACTCGCCTCAGAAGGTAAGCCTGGGGTAAATGAAGTCCCTGCGACTGTTGCTGTACCTGCTGTCGGCATCGTGGCAACCACAGGCGTTCCTAAGGTTATCTAATGCCAGCAGCAAACTCAATCACGGTCACGGCTCTCTCCATCATCAACGCGGCTGGTATGGAAATTGGTGCGCTTGCTGGTGGAGAGTCATTTTCCAGCGACGATCAGGCTTGGGTGTTGCAGAAGATGCAGCGCCTGATCGATCGCTACAACGCACGTGCACCGATGATCTACAACGTGAATTTCGCATTGTTCACGCTTCCCGCTGGACCGAACCCTGTGAGCATAGGGCCGGGAGCAACATTTGATGTCAATCAGCGACCCGTGAACATCCCCAGCATTGGACTGTTGCTGGGTGGGACGCCTGCGGTAGAAATCCCATTGAATTGCAGGGATCAGGATTGGTGGGCCAACAACCGCATCAAGGGGCTGACTTCCACTTTGCCGACTGACTACTACTATTCCCCCGACTGGCCGAATGGCGGCATCTACTTCTGGCTAGAACCCACGGCAAGCTATCAGGTGCGCGTGCAATCGCGTCTAGTGCTTGGCGAGTACACCGGATATACCGATTCGTTCACTATGCCGCCAGCCTACTGGGATTTGATCGTTTACGAGTTGGCAATCAGCCTTTGCCCTGGGTTCAAGACATCGGCAAGTCCTGAACTTATCGCGGGATGGAAGGCCGCAAACAAGGCCGTACAAGTCAATAATATTTCGTCTCCGCGTCTCGCCAGCGATTCGCCCTCGCAGAGTGGGGTGGGTGGAAGGCCGGACTTTAACTTTTTGACCGGACTTAGCCGATGACGCCGATTCGCGTTCGCGTTGGGCTCGCGCCCCGAGCGCAGCCCTTCGATGAGTCGATAGATTCGCTCAACGCTGCTATCCGAGCGGCGGAGGCTGCGGGATTTGAGATGGTGCTGGAGAAGATACGCGGCGGCGCACCAGGATTCCAGAACTGGGGTCCACTCATGGCGCACCTCATTGAATTCGGAGATACGCACCTATTCCTCGCAGCAGATGATGTGCTCTATCCTCCAGATACCATTGTTCGCTTGGTGAATGCTGACAAGGATGTGGTATGCGGAATCTATCGTAAAAATGTTCTCAAGGAACTCCAGCCAGCCAATCATTGTGGTTCGGCTGAAGAGTTCATGCGACGATTCAAAATGGGTGGACTCCATGAAACTGAGTTTGCCTCTGCCCACAGCCTGACCATCAAACGGCACGTCCTCGAGAAGATGATTGTCGATTATCCAGAGTTAGCCTATGGCGGGACTAAACCTTATTATGCACTGTCTCTTCCGATGGTCAAAAATGATTGGGTCTATCAGGACGACTGGGCCTTTTCGTTTAGGGCTCGCCAAAGTGGGTTTACCCTGTGGGATGATTTTGGATGCAAACTCAAACACTTCTGCTCTGACTTCCTAGGATTCGAGGCATTGGAAGGAAAACCATGAAAATCAAGACTATCGCTATTATTGTAGGCTTACTCGCCTCGTCCTTTGCCGTCGCTCAGAATCCTCCATACCGCGCTGAGGCTGCATATGTCTCGCCTTCAGCTGGCGTGTGGAATCCCTGGACCGCTGCTGCGGGATTTGGCTCTCTCAGTTTTGATCCTTATAAGATTTCGTTATATTGCCAGTTGGCTGATGGCCAGCCTTGGCAACCATGTAACCCGGGTGGCGGCAGCGGCAGGGTGGCACCGACAAATACGGGGCTGTTGTCACTGGCCCAAGTGGAAATTATGTCAACCTCTGCTCCGCCGTGACGCTTTCGACGGGTGCGACATGCAGCGGCGGAATTATCTCGATCACGACAGGAACGACGAGCTTCACCGTTTCCGCAATTCCCGGAACTTACATCAATCTGGAAATAGGAATGAACGAGTACGGCACCAGTGGGCCAGCCAATGTGCTACTCCAATTCAACGGCGATACCGGAGCGAACTACGCATACTTTCAAGGTAACTTTTCTACAACCTATGCGAGCTATAGCGGAAATTCTCTAAGCTCCATGCCTATTGCCGCCGTTGGAGACGATGGCAGTGCATACAAAATTACTGTTCCGTTCTACTCACACGCAGTTTTTAGGAATGTGACGGGTGTTGGCAGTATGTCAGTCGGCGTCGGGGCCGCTCCCGCAATCTTTGGGGGAACTTGGACGAATTCCGCAGCTATTACAAGCATCACGTTTTTACTCAGCGGCGGCAATTTTGGTACCGGCTTTATGACCATCTACGGGACGAATTAAGTGAGCGGAGGAACGAGCAAATAGCATGAGCAAGATTGGCATGATCGGAAATTCGTACACGGCTCGCTCCAACGCGGTCGCGGACGAGGAAACGATCAACTGGTATCCCGAGACAATCGAGACGGCGGGAGCTCAGACCAAGGCGTCATTCTTCGGTACACCGGGACTGCTGGCGTTCTGCACGTTTGATGACGGACCCACGCGAGGAAGTTGCTGGACTGGAACTAGAGCCTTTGTTGCGTCAGGGGCGACGCTCTATGAGGTATTTGCGGACGCGACCAAAGCAAAGCTCATGGATGGAACGCTCGATTCCTTCGGAGGGCCGGTTTCGATTGTCGCGAGCAATATCGAGATATTGATCGTGGCCGGCGGCCGGGCATGGTGTATGGAACTCGCTACAAATACTGTGACGGATGTGACCGCACTTTTGGCCGGCGCTCCCGTCAAGGCAAGGTATTCAGACGGCTATTTCATCGTCATGTTCGCGGGCTCGAATAAGTTCCAGATTTCGGCCATTCTCGACGGAACTATATGGCCGGGGATTCAAGTCAACGCCGTCTCCGTGTTCCCCGAGAACATCGTCTCCATCGAAGTGAGCCATCGGGAGCTTTGGGTGATTGGATCGCAGCACGCGCAACCCTACCAGGACACCGGAACGGATGAGGTTTTTGATGTCATCCCTGGGGCGCTGATTGAGACCGGCGGAGCGGCTACGTTCGGTATGGATTTACTTGACAATACGGTATTTCTGGTGAGTCAGGACATCCGCGGGGCGCGGCAGGCATGGAGGATGAGCGGATATACTCCGCAGCGCATTTCGACTCATGCAGTCGAAACTTCGCTGTCTTCGTACACCGCAAATCAGATGGAGAACCTAGTTAGTTACTCCTATCAGGATGGGGGGCATTTGTTTTGGGTGCTTTACATCCCTGAAACCGACTGCACTTGGGTTTATGACGTTTCGACGGGCCTCTGGCACAAGCGGGCAGAGTGGCATGTCGACACCGGCACTTATGGACCGCATCGCAGTTGGAATCACATCTATGCCTTCGGCAAGCATCTGGTGGGCGATTGGCAGACCGGAACACTGAATGAGATGAAGATGGCCTACGACACTGGCGGCAACATCTACGCCTTTGTTACTGAGAACGGAGCGACGATTCGGAGGGTTAGGCAGTCCCCGACGCTGGTCAATGAGATGGAGTGGATTTATCATTCGCAGTTTGTCGCCGACTTTGCGACAGGACTTGGACCGCAGCCTCCGCTGCAAGATGGGGGCGGTAATCCACGCCCCCCCCAAGCTATCCTGCAATGGAGCGACAATCGAGGTTCCGTTTGGTCGAATGAGTATATCGCTGGGTGCGGCATGGCCGGGGAATACAACACTCGCGCCATCTGGCGACGGCTTGGGCGTTCGCGCTATCGAGTTTATAGGTTGATTGTCAGTGATCCGATTCCTTGGACGCTAGTGGACGCATATTTAGAGGCTTCATGAGCACAAACGCCACAGTCTCGAACTTCACACCAAATACCCAGCTAGTCGACAGCAATGGGAAGGCCACACTTGCCTTCCTGAAGTGGATGCAGGGCGTTGGCGGTACGGTCAACGCTAATTTCGATCCTAAAGGCAACTATCAGGGGCCGATCGGGATCAGGTCCACTATCGGAGGCCGGTCCACCCTCGCCACCATTGTGCAGTACATCGACACAGGCGGGGTTGTTCAGGCCGCAGGGATCGATTTCGCGCTGGCCTACCTGAATAAGGACACAGACCACATCACGGACGGCTTTGGAAGCCCATTAGCGGGCGGCAGGGCGGCTCACACGGCGCTGATTGTGTCTCCGCCAGCGGTTACCCCCCACGAGTGGGTAACGGGGCTTGTGGGGGGCGTATTCGTAAAGTCTCAGCCGGGGTTCGCTGACCTTAGCGGGACGGCTGGAGCCGGTCAGACGCCTCCCCTCTCGGACTTGGCCGGCTGGATTACCTCGGCGCAACTTCCGGTGGGGGCTTTTAGTGGAACGATCGCGACAGCCAAACTAACCACTTTGGGAGCGAATGGCAGTATGACGTTCTTGAATGGCCAGTTGACCGGACAGGTGGCAGCGACATGATCAAACAGGTTCCCATCGCTAACATTCTCGCGGCTACCGAGTTGATCGCGGAATATGCGGAGGAATGCTCAATTCCGTCGATAGGTGAGATTGACCCGCAGGCGGATATCTACGCTGCTTTGGAGGATTCCGGCGTCTTGCGGAGTTTCGCGGCGTTTGTCGATGGGAAGATGGTCGGGTTCGCCAACGTCCTCACGCCGGTTCTGCCGCACTATGGGAAGCGGGTAGCGACAATCGAGAGCCTGTTTGTGGCCAAGGACAGCAGAGGGTCAGGGATAGGGCGACATCTGATGGTCTATGCGGAACACTTTGCGGAACAGGTTGGGTGTGTCGGGATTCTCTACAGTTCACCCACGGGCGGCGAGTTGGAAAATCTACTTGAATCCCGCGCGGAGTATCAGCGCACCAATTCGGTGTTTTACCGGAGGCTCGCATGAGCAGTTTGGCGATTCCTCCGATGAACGGTGAACTCTTAGCCAACCTGACGGGCATACAGGAAAAGCTTCTTGCTCTGCCGCAGATCGATGTCCAGACCGATCACGTAATTCACGGCGGGATGTATGTCCGCACCATCCGGCTTGCCCCTGATGTTGTTCTTATGGGTGCACTGATCAAGATTTCGACTGTTCTGATCGTGAGTGGGCGAACCAAAGTATTCACCGGCGATGGCTGGATTGAACTCGCGGGCTACCATGTCATTCCGGCGCGGGCAGGCCGGAAGCAGATATTCGTGACGCAGGAAGAGACGGTCATCACTATGATCTTCAGGACTGAAGCGCAAACTGTTGAGCAGGCAGAAGAAGAGTTTACAGACGAGGCTGAATTGCTTATGTCGAAGAACAGCGAAAATGATACCGTAACAGTAACGGGGGTCTAGCCATGTCGGGAGCAATTTCAGCGACGACACTCGGGATTATCGGCGGGGTCACGGCTGCGGGCGGAGTTGCCAGTTCATTGATTGGGGCAAACGCGGCCGGCAAAGCGGCGGACGCTCAGACTCAAGCAGCACAGAGCGCACAGGCGTTGCAAGCCAAAGAGGCTCAGGACGCGCTGGACTTTCAGAAGCAGACGTATGCGACTGGGCAAGCGAACGAGGCTCCTTATCTAGCGGCAGGCGCAGGCGGGCTGAATGCGTTGCAGTATGGGCTCGGCACAGGTGGCACAGCAAACGGCTCAGGAGTCGCGCAAGGCTCTCTGACAACGCCTTACGGCCAAACATTTTCCGCGCCGACCGGGTTGACTGAGCAGAATGACCCCGGATTTCAGGCTCGTCTCGCACTTGGTACTGATGCAATTCAGAAGAGTGCCGCGGCTCGGGGTTCGGTGGTAACGGGTGGCACCGCGAAGGCTCTGGACACTTACGGACAGGACTATGCCTCGAACGAATATGGCAACGTCTACAACCGCGCACTGAGCACTTTCCAGAACAATTACAACGACTACAACACGAATCAGACGAATCAATATAACAAACTGGCGGCACTGACTAACACCGGACAAACCACAGCTGCGAACACAGCGCAGCAGGGGCAGGCGGCGGCGAATAACACGTCAAACATCGATCTCACGACCGGCGCACAGCAGGGACAAGACCTAAATAACGCAGGTACGGCGACTGCATCGGGCTATGTTGGCGCGGCAAATGCGATCAACAGTGGGATCAGCGGGGTTACGAATGGAGTCTCAAATCTGGCCCTTATGTCTCAGTTGAGTAAATCGGGGTATAAGCCCCTCGGATGGGGAGGGTAAATGGGCAGTCTATCGGCACTTCCAGCACTCGACCTCAAGACACCTCAGCAGCCGAATCTCCTAGAGCAGTACAGCCAACTTCAGCAGTTGAAGGGTAGTCAGCAGTTGCAGCAAATTCGCGCTCAACAGGCTCCCTTGCAGCAACAGCAATTAGAGCAAGGTGTCCAGACAGGGAAGATTGATCTACAGCAGGCGCAGCAGGGGCAGCAGGATCAGCAGGCGTTCCGTGCCGCGACTCAAGACCCTTCCATGCAGGGCAAGACTATCGGTCAGATTGCTCAGGCGTTGGCGGCAAAAGGGCAGATTTCCCCCCAGGGATATGCAACTGCACAAAAAGCAGACCTTGATCATCAGGAGACGTTGCAGAAGTTGGATACTGGCGCACTCGCCAACGCAGCCGCTGCGCACAAGCAAACCCAAGCACTTTACGACAACATAATGAACATGCCGGACGATCAACTTGCGGCGCAATGGCCGCAGATCGCGCAACAGGTCAACGCTATCCCCGGAAATAAGCAGACTCAGTTGAATCCGCAGCAGCCGATGACCAAGCAGCAACTATCGCAATTTGGACCGATGATCTCGATGGGGAACAGTTATCTCGATCAGGAGTTGGCACGGCGGAAGGCACAAGCTGATCTCGCAGAAACGCTATCCAAGCCGGGGAACCAGCAGCAGGAGCGCGATCAAGCGGCTGCAAACGCCAAGCAGACGCAGTTGAATGAAGATCGAGCGGCGGCGCAGCGGCAACAGGGAATCAACATCGAAGGCGCGCGGCTGAATTTTGAGAGGCAGAAGGAAGCCAACGTCAATGGCACCAGCCCTGAAGGAATGCAACTCGTGGATGAGATTGGAACGGGCAAAATGGCTGTTGACCGCTTGGCTTATTTACTAGCTCGAAACCCTGCTCTAATGAGTGCCGTCGCGCAGAAATATCCCGATTTTGATAGTTCCAAGGTTGGAGCATATATCCAAGCCACTAAGGACTTCACTAGCTCCAAGCCGAATACGGCAGGTGGGTCTTTGCTTGCAGGTTCAGTGGCTTTTAAGCATCTCCAAGAGCTAAAGGACATGAACACGCTAGAAAGTATGAATCCATTGACTGCCGCATATACCGCCTACCAGAACAAGGCAGATACTGTATCGGGCGAGTTGGCGCGATTCTATCAGACGGACACGCTTCCCGGCATCGCCAGTATCAAGAGCACGCTTGCTTCACCTCTGGTCTATAAGCGCAACGCCGCAATCACGACTCAGGCGCAGTCGATGGGAGACCGCCTCAATAGTTATGAGCAGACTTGGAAGAACGCCGCTCCGAGTGCGGCATATGAAGCAAAGATGCCGGGAATTGATGCGGACGCGATGAAGGCTCGGGCCGCACTCGACCCGAATTACAAGATGCCGACAAGTGGGGGCGGTGGAAACACTGTGGTCGCACCTAACGGCAAAACCTACAACTTCCCCGATGCGGCCTCAGCGGCGAAGTTCAAAGCGGCTGCGGGGATTCAGTAAATGGGATCGTCAGCAATCAATTACGATGCATTGGCACAACAGCATGGCGCGACCGTCGACTATGACGCGCTAGCGGCCCAGCATGGGGCGACTGCGCCGAAACAGGATGCTCCCACCCCCGAAGGCTTCTGGCACTCGCTCGGCGCCCAATTTGGATTGACGCCAGAGGCCGCACAAGCCGTTGCGCAAGATACGAAGGATCATCCCATCAAAAACCTGCTGTGGAACGCTCTTGGCCCCGCAGGAGTAGCGGCAAAGGGGCTCTACGATCAGGCCAAGCAGAGTGGTGGGGAGATTTCTCAGGCTGTGCAGGCAGGAAAGCAGGGCAACGCCGCTGGAGTGGTGCAGCACGCGGTCACAGCGATTCCGATTGTCGGCCCCGCTCTCAGCAAGGGCGCAGACCAATACGCAGACAAGAATTACGCGGGCGAGGCTGGGACTTTGCTCGGCGCATCGGCTCAGGCAGCTCCGCTAGTTGCAGGGGCAATCGAAAGAACCCCTGCCGGTCCTCCTCTACAACGAGCGGGACAAGCGGTTGAGGCCGCTCCAGGCCAAGCGGCTACCACAGTGGGACAGGCCGCGCAGGACGCCGGAACCGGCCTGATAAATAAGACGGTAGGAACGCTGAAGTCGGATTTCAAGCGGGGCGCTAATCCAGCCAGGGGATATCTGGCAACGGGTAACGGCCCCTCTATTTCGATGCAATCGCTTGCGGATAAGGGTTCGGCCGCGCTGGAAGATGTTGGGACTCAGCTTGGCGCGGCTTACAAGACTGCGGACGCGACTGGACTAAAGATTCCGGTAGACACAGTGGCTCAAGAGATGGCAAAGCCGATTCAAAAGGCTATCGACCTCGAAACTGGGCCGGGGGGGACTGGAAATCTAGGGGCTATTCAATCGTATGTGCAGCAGTTTGGGCCTGCGTTCGAGAAAGCTGCACAGAACGGAGGTTTCACACCTTCCGAGCTATTCAAGATGAAGCGAGACATCGCCCAAAATACAAACTGGAGCGATCCAACCCAATTCAGCCTCAAGTCAGTTCGCCAGCAACAGGCGGGAGCGCTTTCCGGCATCCTTTCAGACGCTATTCCTGAGACGGCGGACCTCAATCAGATGTACCAGGATTTGACCAAGTTCACAGACCGCGCCACCGAACGTGCAAACACCGGCTCACGGCCCCTCACAGCACACATCTATAAGGCTGGCATGGCGGCTACAGGCGCTCTCGCGGGTGGAATGGAGGGTAACGCACTTGCGGGTGCTGCGGCGGGCGCATTGCTTGATTCTGTGCCGGTAAAGACGACTATCGCAAGTGGTTTGTATCGCGGCGGAAAGGCTCTATCTTCCCTTGGAGAACGACTTACCCCAGCGAACGGAACGCCGATGGTAGCGGTACCCGGAAATAATCTGGCACGCTATAGCACAGATACAAAAACCAGCAATCCACAAGATGCGGCCACCATTCTTCGTAATCGTATCAAAGGCAGACTGAAGCCGAGTACCGACTAAGGATACCGCAAATGACTCGATGGCTCCTAGTAATTTTTCTCGCAATCCCTGCATGGGCTCAAGTGCCAGTCGCGCCGATTGTCCAGCCCCACGTGACGTTCGTAAACGCCGCAGGCGGGCCTTGCGCGGGCTGTACGTTGGCAACCTATGTCGCGGGCACCACGACGCCCCTAGCGACGTATGTGGACGCTGGCGGGATATCGGTGAATACGAACCCAATCGTCATGGACGCGGCCGGCGGGGCAAATATCTGGCTCGCCAGCAGTTCCTACAAACTCATCCTCAAGACCGCATTCGGAGCGACCATCTGGACAGTGGATCAGGTCAAAGGCGGCGGGGGCTTGGGAGGCGTTTGCGGGCCTGCAGGGGCAGTCCAGGTAGCGAACAGCGGCGTCAATGGTCTGACTTGTGATTCGTCCATCACAGTCAACACGACAAATCATACATTGAATGTCGGGACACTGCCTTCCAGCCATGTGTCCATCGGCGCGTTGGGAACGCCTACCGCCTGGGTATTCGATACCACGACTGCGGCCACCGCGCTTGCATCTCTAGGCGGTGGAGTGGTCAACGCTGGGGCGATCAACCAATTGGCCTACTATGCCGAGGATGGAGAGATTCTTAGTGGCACTTTTGCTATCCCCAGCGGCACCACAGCCACAACCCAAAGCCCAAGCGATAGCAGCACGAAGGTGGCGACAACCGCATACGTGGCGGCACCTGGAATCGTCAACCCGACCAGTGTCCAGATAGCTTCCGGCACGGCTATGACGGCCAATCAAGGAACCGGCGTCAAAGTACAGCACTCGACTGGCACCACGACCACCGACAACTGCGCGAAGTTTGATGCGGCTGGAAACACGGTGGACGCCGGCGCCCCTTGTGCGATTTCGGTAACTCTGGTGACAGGATCAGAGATTGTTGGATCTCGCGCGTTCGGTGCAACCTACCAAAACCTGACAGGCTATCCAATTTTAGTAAGCGGCAATGGACAGGCGGCGGCGGGCGGTTCAACGGCTGCGCTGACTTGTGGAGTTGGCCCTAGTTCGCCATCGGAAAATGTGTACTCAAATGGTTGGGGTGCTACTACGGCAGGAGGCTTTGAAGGCTTCTCCTGCCCAGTCCCCGCAAATTCTTATTATCGGATTGATGTTTCCGGCGACATCGGCATTGGCGGAAGCTCGCACTGGCATGAAACGCAGGTTCAGTAAGTGGAGAACAGGATGAACAAATTCATATTCGCGGTATTTCTGCTATTCGTCCCTTCTCTTGGTGCCCAAGTGCAGATCGGGAAGGGTGTGCAGATAGGCGGCCTTAGTGCTATTGCCGATCCTGCCAACTTGAATGGGTTTCTCTATGTAAATCAATGGTGTACGACACCCGGAACTTTGGATGATACCTGTTTTTCTAACGCCATCGCTAACGTGGTAGCGCATGGTCCGGTGGGAAATAGCAGTCGCAAGATGGGCGAACTTGTTGTTTCTCCGGGCGTCTATACATTCAACAACACTGTGACGGTTCCCTTAGGCATCAATATCTCTATTCAGGGAGCGCAGGATAGCCTTTGGGGCTCAGTCATCAAGGCGGGATCGTCCCATCCCAACCTCTTTACGGTGCTGGCTGATTCAGTCACGATCCAGAACATCACATTCATCGGGGACGTGGGCGAAGACGCGATCGTGCTCGGATCTTCGACTAACGCACTCTACGACACGCACATCAATTGGTGTTGGTTCAACTCCTTCTCCAGGGCAATTCACATCATTAACGGCGGTGGACTCGATCTCTCTCACAACACGTTTGAGTACAATACGTTTGGCATTGCTTCCATCTATTCGAGCGGGGATGTGCGGGCGAATGACATCATCGCTACAGACCTGCGGGGCTACAGAAACTCGAATGGAGCCGTAAACCTAACCGGCGACACCACCGCCGCGAACTATGGCAATAATCAGTTTTCCGGCATATTCGATTACAACGGTGGGTCGGGCTATCCGCAGATCACGCTTTACGGCGTGACTGACACCCAGGTCTCGGGAAACTTCAATAACGGCTATCAGGACGATCTACTAGTAGCGGGAGTGTCCAGAAATATCCTCGTTGGCCCTATTGTCGCCAACAACTCTGGACGTAACACGATTGCGGCCAACAGTGTGACGGGTTTGACCGTCGCCAACGTGTCGGCTCATAACACCAACGTCACGAGTGCTGCGGGAATCACGGCTGTTGTCAACGCGACCAACATCATCCTACTGACAGTCACGGGCGTTACTTCTAATGGCACAGGGCTTGCGGCCTATGGCATCTACGTCGATGCGGCCTCAACTCTCGTTGACGTTTATGGAAACCAACTTTATGCCCAGGTCACGGCTGCTTATGACGTGCTATCTGCCACATCTACCACAGGCGGAACTAACGTCATGAATTATCTTACTTTAGAGAATGATGCAACTTCGGGAGACACTACCATCGGCGTTTTTGGGCAAATCAATGTCACAAACCCGAAACAGCTATATTTGAAAATGTCTCCCGCCACAAACACGTTGAGCCTACAGGGTTCTCAGAGTGGCGTTGGCTACAACCAGACTCTAGCTCTGAATCCTCTCGGCGGACCAGTTACATCGGGAGGTTTGTTCGGCGCAGCGGCAGGAGTCAACCTTTCGGGAGCAGATGCTCCACTAGAGTTTGCTGGGGACCCTGGAACGAGCGGACAGGTTCCTATCTCAGGCGGAACGGGCGGAACTCCACACTGGGGTGCGGGCGGTAGCGGTATCTCTGGCCTGACGGCTGGATTCATCCCTCTGGCTGGGTCGGGGACGACCATCACCGCCAACTCGCCTATGGACTATGGCGTGACCACAGCAAACGTGATCACCTCAACCAAACCGATTGCAATTACGGGCACAACGCATGGCTTCACAATCGCGGCTGGCACGGCGGCGACGGGCGCGGCCGGAAGCGTGGTTTATGCCTCTGACTCAACCAACGGCTATGGCGAGATCAACGAGAACAATACCGGACTGTCGCGTCTCTGCACGGCGACGAATGGCATATGCGATAGTGGGGGAATCTCGAATGTCACCATCACGACCGGAACCGGAGCAGTAAGTGCGACCTGCGCCTCTAACTCGCTTTCCAGTGCTGTAACGATGACAGGGCTTGCAACTACGAATACTTTGACGTTCACGCCCTCGACAGATGTTTCAAGCGTCACTGGATGGGATACGGGGGAATTGTTTATCGTCCCCGTGCTGGGAAGTGGGAGCTTTACGTGGAGGCTTTGCACTGCCAACCCAAGCGGGACAACGCCGGGGGGGTCCGTCACTTGGAACGCGAGCGCAAAATGACGAAGCGAATCCTTTGCGGTATCGTGCTTGCTGCGACTTGGCTGATGGGGGCCAAGCAGTACACGGTTGGGGCGCGCGGTTTCCATCATTCTTCGGCTGCGTCCTGTACCAACGCCGCTCCTGTCACAGCCACGTGGGATGCCCTAAGCACGTCGAACACCTGCGGGACTTCTGGCGGATCAGTTTGCAGCAACGGCCTCTATGCCTACGAAGCTTATGATGCGGTCTACCCCGGATACACGCAGGGTAGCGGATTGCAGCCAACGTACAATACGAACATTATCAACACACAGCCTGCGTGGATCTTCGGGGGCGCTCAATTCTTTCAGTTGCAAAGTCCAGCCGGTACAAATAACCCAATTCCTAGTTCGATCACGCAGTACACGTTTGTTGCCTACGGAATTGACTTCTCATCTTTCCCCACACAGGCTCCGATCATTGGTGGATTGGGGAACAATTTATTGTGGCAGATTGAAAGCAACGTCCAGAAATTGCTCAGTGCTGGGGTAGCCCAGATTGGGGCAGGTACGGACACTATCAGCACGAGCACGCCATACACTCTCGCTTTCACCTACGATACAGGAGCGGCACAATTGACTTTCTACAAATGCAGTGGCGGCTCCTGTGTGCAGGACGGAAGCGGATCGACTACCAACACGCCGCCAACATCGCCAATCTACTTTCTAGGGAAAGATGGATATTCGACGCACTATCTAAATGCCTCTGTGCCTGAAATCGACTTCTACCAAGGGATTTATACCAGCGGCAATCTGAGTTCGGTTGCCACATACTCGCAAAGTTGCTACGGAATATAACTATGAAACGAATCATCCTCATCCCGCTTCTCTTCGCCTCGCTTGCCCACGCGCAGACATGGGTCAAGGTGGCCAACGAAGGCGACTCTGTTACCGCTATAGCCACGGTGCGCTACGGCGCGGCTCAGGGGGCCACAGCGACCGCAGGCACCCCTTGTGCGACCGTGGGCGGCTGCTGGGTGCAGATATCGGTCGCAGGACCGTTCACTGCCAATAACGCATTCTTCAAGAAAGACCCAATCAATGGCACGGCGAAAGAGTTGGACGTGCTGGAGACGGCATCGGTGCAGACGGTGACGGTAAACGGTAAGCCGGCAACGGTGTCGGCGCTCCCGCTTCCTCCGCCTCCGCCATCCATCAGTACACTCACCTTTAGCGCAACAATCAACTTCATGGGAACCAACGTGACGGCAACCTGCACGGCTCCGGTGGTGAAGCAGTGAAGCGCCTTATCCAACTCGCCACAAGATACCCAGCGCTCGTGTCTTCAAAAACTATCAAGCAGGGAATAAGGGCGCTGGGTGCCCTGCTGTTCGCGCTCGGCATGTGTGCGGGCGCGGCCTCAGCGACTACGTTTTACGTCCAGCCCCTCGGAGGCCCGCGCTACGATGTCACCTACAATCCTACTGGCGACTCGTGCAGTGGACAGTCGAACGGAAACATGGTGGTGAGCGGTGGCCCAAATCAGTCGTGCGCGTTTAGCGATCCTCGCTATGTCTGGGCCAACGGCAGCGCAGCGGGCTTGATGGCGATGTCGGGCGGCGACACGCTGATACTTTCCGCCACGTACCCCGCAGGGCAGACGGCGTGGCGCTTCTCCGGACGCGCTGGTCCGGGAGCGCCCGATCTCTTCAATAACTACCAAGGCGTGAGCGGCGGTGATCCGTACACCGACTACAACATAAACTTTCCGGCTGGCAGTTCCGGCGCTCACACCCGCATCCTTGGAGCAAACTACGCAAGCTGCGGGGCGGGGCAGAAGACCAACATCTTCGGCGGCTTTGCGGCACTGGCCGTCATCAATCTTCAACAAACCAGCTATGTAGATGTTCAATGCCTGGACATCACCGATCACAACAGTTGCATCAAGCACGGCACCGCGGGCCTGCCTTCCGTGTGTCAGAATGTTGTGCCTTACTCTGATTATGCCAATTCCGGAATTATGACTGTGACCAATGTAGGGTCGGCCGGATCGCAGTTGCCAAGCAATATCATTTTGCAAGACCTCGACATCCACGGATTTCCCGACTCAGGTATATCGGGAGCAATCGGAGGCGCGTTTGCCTTGACTCGCGTAACTTCTAACCGCAATGGCTTCGCGGGGTGGAACTTTGATTTTGGTTCGGCGGGTAACGGCTTCCCAAACAATCCAGCAGCCACAATCAACGCGCAGTACGTGACGATGGATTGGAACGGCTGCAACGAGGAGTATCCGATTGTTGATCCAATCCCGGTCACGTACTGCTATTCGATCATCAATCAGGGCTTTGGCGACGCGTGGAGCGGGCAGGACTCCGATCTTGCATCTATGACCTGTAATCACTGCGAGATGGCTTACAACGTAAAGGATGCGTTTTTTGGCCCCCACACGGCTATAGCCAGCGTCACTATTACCAACTCGGCTGCGTTCAACAATGGCGGACAAACATGGAAAGCGAACATGGGCTACTCCGGCAGTTGGCTGATGCAGAATACATTGACGAATGACAACTGTAGACGTTTAGCCCAGCCAGTGACGGGTGCCCCCTCGACCTTCAACACGCAGATAAACGGCGCTGACTACTGTCGCGCGGACGGGGCAGCACTCGCCGTTGTGTGGCCTGCGACCGGCTCTTTTGAAATTGACGACAGCACTTTTGTTGCAGCCTCGTCCAACGTATCCATTGACTTCACTTGCTGGAATACCTTCGCCACTGTCTCGGTTGGTTCTGGGGGAACGGGCTACACGAACGGAGACCTTCTTTATCCTGGAGGGACGCAGGCGGTAGTTCAAGTCACCTCCACTAGTTCGGGAGTGATTACCGGAGTCAGTCTCATATCGGGGGGACAGGTAACGAATGCTTCCGTCCCATTCACTGAGACCTATGTTTTCGGGGGAACCGGAACTGGCGCGCAGATCACGGTCAACACCGTCACCCCAAACAGTTGTGGTGGCGGGCCTCGCGTCATGCGCAACAACAATTTCATCGGCTACACAAACACCGATAACCCCTCATGGAATAGTTCACAGATTGTTCTGTTTTGCTATTCAGGATGCAATGGCAACCCTGGAACCACGGACGATACAATGTGGACGCTCCGCAGCAATAACAACTTCTACGGCTATGCCTCGGGGGGAGTTCACGGAGCCTGTACCTACGCGGGGGAGGTGTGCGCCACTCCGCTGATGACGGTTCAGCCTTCCCAAACGTGGACCAATGAGACGCAACTGGACCCGTTTACACCGTCGTTGGCATCCACAAGCAACGCCTTCTATCCCACGTCTAGCAGTCCGCTACGGGGGGCAGGCGTCACCATCGCTGGCATCACGACGGACTACTACGGAGTAAGCCGGACAAGCCCTCCAGACATCGGTGGGGTACAGTACTCCAGCAGCACTCCAGGTGCCTACGATCCGACCTTCAGCCCAGTCGCAGGAACCTACGTGGGCACCCAGAATGTCACGCTCTCGACCGCAACCAGTGGATGCAGCGGCTACATGGTATGGAACACGACCAACGCGCAGAGCGCTGGCAATCTGACGGGCACCAGCAGCACGAATCCACTCAGCGTGGCATCGTCTGAGACGGTGTATGCCCAAGTGCAGAGTTGCCCCGGCTACCTCAACAGCGGCGTCGGATCGGCGGCTTACACTATCACGGCGCCAAGCGGAGGAACAAAGATCAGCGGTGCGGTGATAGTGGGCGGAAAGGTACAATAAGTGAGTCGTTTGCAGCAAAGCCCTAGTGCAGTAATAGCGAGCCGGAGACGGTGGGCGCAGTCAAGTGGGCCGAGGGATCAACTAAATGAGCGTCGACACTACTACGCACGAGAGCAGTTCGCGCACTGACCCGACCAAGCTGACAACCGACCAGCTAAATAGGGAAATCGAAACACTCAAGGCACTGCTTACCGTAAATATAGACAATCTCCATGAGGATATAGTTGCGCTGTTCAACCAGCAGAAAGCCGTGCCGGATCGGATAGTTCAAGAGGTAAACCATCTTAGAGAGTTAACGGAAGCTCGTTTGGCAGAAGCGGCGGTCGCAACTAAGCTATTGCAGGCCAGTACAGATAGAACACCAGCACAGGTGGATGAAAAGATCAAGGCGTTGGCAGACGTACACAACGAAAAGTTTTCCTCTATCCAAAATCAATTCAGAGAGCGCGATGTGCGCGCAGACCAAACATCTAAACAAGATAAGGTCGCTATCGACGCTGCACTGCAAGCACAGAAGGAAGCCGTGGGTGAGCAGAACAAATCATCGGCGCTGGCTATTGCGAAGAGTGAGGCGTCGACTGACAAGCGAATCGACCAGCTAGGCGGGTTGATACTCAGTACCGCGAAGAATGTGGACGATAAGTTCTCCGACATGAAGGACCGAGTAGCCTTGATTGAGGGCCGGGGAACGGGAGCAAAGGATAGCTGGGGCTACCTTGTCGGATTTGTGGGGATAATTGCCGCCCTTGTTGCTGTATTCATGGCGATGCACAGATGAACGACGCCATCTCCAATCAGCGTCTCGCCCTCTGTATGCCTGCCTTAGTTGCGAAGGTCAATGCAGCGGCCAACCTGCTCGCTATGAATAGAGTCTATTGTCGGGTTGACGATGCCCTGCGGACATATGCCGAGCAAGATGCTGAATTCGCTAAAGGCCCCGCATTCACCCGCGCGCGCGGAGGTTATTCCGCTCACAACTTCGGCATGGCCGTCGACTGCGTTCCCTTCCTGATTGGGACAACTGGGGCACTCGACTGGAACCCCAAGAGTGACAAGTTTCAGATGATGGTTGCGGCCATGAAAAAGAGCGGATTAGAGTGGGGCGGAGACTGGGTTCATATGCACGGAGATTTTGACCACTTCTATATCGGCCCTGCCACCCCGACAGACGCCGACCGGCAGGCGTTTGCAAAGGGCGGATTACCCGCAGTTTGGCAGTTGTACCCACAAGAATAGGCGTATGATGGCGGGAACGGGAGTCGCAAGCCGGAGCCTCAGATGCAATTCGGACAGGGGGCTTAGTGGTTTGCCTAGTCGGGCCAGAGTTATTGCCGTTGAAAGCGGATATTCCAACGATAACTTAGTGGTCTGAGACTCCCGGTAAATTTGAGGGTTCGCATGGACACGATCAAGGCATGGCTGAAAGCGCACTCGTTTAGCTCCAAATCGGTTGTAACGGCGTGGCTGGCGGTAGTGTTTCTCTACGGCAACAACTCGGCTTTCCACGATTATGTGATGCACGCCTATACCTCCATCCCCCATGGGCTCCACTCCTTCGTGGTCGGAATCGTCATACCTGTCGCCATCTTCTGGCGCACGACGCACAGCACGAAGGTATCGGCCGAGATCGAGGATGGAGTTCCGGGAGTGGTCAAAGCCTCGGCATCTGCGTCCACCACTGACCTAACCGCACCCCCGAAATAAAAGGAGACCCAAATGGAACATCCAATGCCCTCCAACGACCCTCAGATTGAAGCGTGGTTCACTTACCATTCTCCCAACGAAGATCAACAGAAACGCTATGTGGAGCTTCGTGCAGCCGCGAAGAATCTAGCCTACTCAATCAAATCTTGCACGAAGCCGAGTGCTGATCAGTCAGCGGCTTATCGTCTATTGCGCGAGTGCGTGATGACCGCCAACGCATCAATCGCTCTAGAATCGAAGGAGTAGCCCATGAAACGACTTGCACTCTGCCTGATTCTTCTCCTGCCGCTGGGATGCAGGACAGCGACAGCCCCAGCACCGCCCCTGGCACCGGGGCTCCAGGGCTACATTAGTCCAGCCGATCAGCAGATGGCTCAGATTCTCTCCGGAGCACGGACGTTTTACAACACAGTCCAGTGCGAGACGCAGACGCTGAATTGGTCGCAGGTAGCGCAAAAATGCGTGGCCGATTCGAAGATTATGCAGCCGATGATCCTCAGCACCACCGAGAAGACAGCGTTCCGCGATTTTATGGCGAGTCTGAATGCAGCCGAGACATTGCATCTGGCGTACCATAACGGGACAGGGACGACCCAGGCCGCCGCCCAGAACGCAGTGAATACAGTTCAAGTCAAACAAGCAGCCCTCCCAGCATTGGCGGTGATAAAGTGACAAGCCCTATAGTCCCAACCTCTACCTTCGATTGGAAGTCTCTGCTCGGCCCTGTCGAGTTAGCTGCCAACATTGCGACTGGAATCCTCATCCCCGGCGGCGCGGCCTTTACCCCACTCCTTGTCGGACTCGAAACCGCTATCAACCCCCTGCTTATGGCGATTGGGACTAAGCCATCGGCGAGCACTGAAGCCATGACTGCCTACGGAACCATCATCGGCATCCTGACCACAATCAAGCAAATGCCCAGCATGCCTGCCGCAACGCTTACCAAGGTTGACGATTACGTTATCGCAGCGCAGAACGGAACAGCATCCTATCTGCAAGCGAGTCTGGGATTCGATCCAGCCAACGAAGCACAAGTCACGGCGATACTCTGATGTGGAATATGTTAATTGGATTTATCCTAGGTCTATTTATGGGAGCAGGCATGGTGCTTCTATTTCTCTGGTATTTTGACCCAACGAGAGGATGCGACGGATAACATGGACTCTAGGACGCTCCAGGTGACGCCGCAACAGTTAGATGGGCTGGTAGCCTTGCTGAAGGCCCACGGACTCGTCCTAGACCCGGAAGCGGCCGCTGGTGAGGTCAAGACGGGGGGCTGGGATGTAAGCTGGACTCAAGTTCCCGGCCAAGTTACCAGCGAAATCACCATCAACCTCGTCAAACACCCCTGGCTAGAGGCGGGTGCGTTCTGGGCCAAGATTGAGAACGTGCTGAAACCGTCCTAGCCTGCTCGCCGCGATGAAAGCTCTCTATCCGCGATTTGTCGGCCACGGGCGACCTCTTCCTCTGTCAAGGGTATGTTTGAGACGCAGAGCCAATCCATTTTATTCCACCGCCGACGATGGCATTTAGCACACAAAACAGGAGCGGCATTGTTGACGCAACGATTCAGCCATATATGCCCGCAATCCCAATACTCACAGACCCACGCTTGCGCCATCATCCTCATTGCTTGCCTTCCTTCTCCGCTGCCTCGTATGTAGCGAGTTTGTTCTCAGCCTCTTTACGAAATCGTGCCATAGTCTGTCCGAACTGAATAGCGCGATCACGCTCCCCACGCCACTTGTTCATTTGCTTTATAGCTGCGTCCCGTTCTGCGAGGGCGGCGGATAGCTGGAATTCGCGGTCAGCGAGGTACATCCTGATGCGGACATCTGGATCAAGACCTTCACTTCCCAAATCATCAGTCAGTTCGTGGCAACGCTTACTTAGCGGCGGCAGCTTCGCTTCCCCGGATGGCAACGAGACGGGCTGAGTCCCATTGCACACAATACATACAGTTGCTCCTACTCCGTGGGGACAAGTCAAGCCGCTTGCGGTAGCTTCGGGATGCCGTATCTGGTGCAAACCTTCCTGTAACTCTGCGTCTGTCTCATCTCCCGGCCAGGTGCCGAAGAAATTACCAACTCCTCCGCTCGTCAGTTTGCTCATTTCACTCCTCCATAACCTGCTGCGGGGTAGACTACAGTTCGCAAACGCTAATCTCGACCCGCTCTGGAACTCCATAATGCTTGTTGGCCACCATCTCCACAATCTGCGCATCGTCGGCATAGAGGATGCCTGTCAGCGAGTCGGCGGTGGCGCGTACCAGTTTGTCCATATCGGGCTTGACGACGATCCTGGTGCGCTTCTTCGGGATGGACGCCGGCCGCGCGAAGTAGAAGTCGAATATGACCCCGACCGGCACATGCTTTGCCGCCAGCGGAGCATCCAATCCACGCTCACGCATCTCTGCCATCGCCGAATGGGTTAGCTCCTGACGATACGGCTTCATCTTGGGATTGTTGCTGGTCAGGATGGCTCTCGGCTTTGCCGCGCCTTTGCCGGGGAGTACGAAGCCTCGCATACTTCCCTGTGGCTCTGCGCGGCAATAGGTAGT